TGACCACAACTTGTGGTTGATTTTCTAAACCTCTGGGTGTATTCTGCAAACCGTCGCGGGAACGGACTCCCGCTGCGAAGGAGCAGGAGATGGCAGATCACCCCAACTCGCCGGACGGCGGGCCCCTCTTCCCGACATGGCGGAGCCGCGGCGCCACGCTGCGTGACCTCTACGCCGCCGAGGCGCTGCGCGGGATCCTCGCCGGCCCTTACGAGCATCTGAGCCGGATCGCCACGGCGGGTAACGGCTCGCCCAGCGAGTCCTTCGCCGAGGCCTCCTGGGAGATCGCCGACGCGATGCTCAAGGCGCGCGCTGGGAGCCGGTCATGAACGGGCCCGCCGTCATGGCCCGGTTCATGGCGTGGATCGGCGAGCGCTGGGGCGCCGACTTCGATGCCTGGCTGAAGGCGTACGAGATGTCGCGGCGCCAGCTGGAGGTGCTATGAGCGCCGCCGTCCAACAAGCCGAAGCCGCCCGCCCCTCCCCGATGGTGGTTGCTGCAGCGCGCGAGATGTGCCGCCAGCAAGCCGACGAATGCGGCATCGACAAGGACGACCTCTGGAAGGTCTACGGGGAGGAGTTCCAGGCCTGCGTGGAACTGATCCTGCAGACGGCCGGCGTGCCGCAAATGGTCGCCTTCGCGCAATCGTTCCTGCTGGCAGCCACCGGCGCAACTGCGGGCAGCTTGGTCCTGGACCGCGCCAGCCCGCTCGTGGGCGCGGCGCGCGACATCGTCACGCAAGCCACGGGGAACCAGCCGTGAGCCACCTCGTTCGCTACGAAGCCGCCCGCACCGCCTTGGCGGAGTGCCACAGCGTCGACGAGGTGAAGGACATTCGCGACAAGGCGGAGGCGATGGCGGCCTATGCGCGGCAGGCCAAGGATCAAGACCTGATCCTGTGGGCCACGGAAATCAAAGTTCGCGCAGAGCGCAAGGCCGGAGAACTCTTGGCGCAGGCTGCGGCGCGCGGCGACAGGTTCCCGGCTGGCGGGCCAAGGGCGAAGCAGGCCGAATCGCACGATGCAACTCGACCCGCCACGCTGGCGGAAATCGGGATCACAAACACGCAATCGAGCCGCTGGCAGTCCCTCGCCAGCATGAGCGACGAGCACTTTGAGGCTGCCGTCGCGACCGCCAAGGACACGGCGGGCCAAGTCACCACCGCATTCATGTTGCGCGAGGCGCAGAGGGCGCGCCCGCAGCCGGTGAAAGGCCAGAAGGCCGAAACCATGCGCGCCGAGCTTCAAGCCGCCAAAGAGCGCGGCGTCTCGATGCTGGAGACATACGCACGCCTCACGTTGACGGCCGTGCGTTCCCAAGATTCCTTCACCGAGCAGGAGCGGGGGCTCCTTGCCGACCTGATGGAAGCAATCGCCGCTGTGACGGCATGAAAGGAGCCAGAGGTATGGAAACTCGCTTGACTCTCGTGACGCCGCAGATGGCGCGCGAATGGTTGGAACGCAACACGGACAACCGCCCCCTACGCCCCGGCGTGGTGGAAGGTTTCCTCGCTGCCTACAAGCGCGGCGAATGGAAGGTCACGCACCAGGGCATCGCCTTCGCGAAGTCGGGCCGACTGCTCGACGGGCAGCACCGACTGACGTTCATCAGCGAACTGCCCGAGAAGACGGTGATTCCGATGAACGTCACCGTCGATCTGGAAGAGGAGGCGTTCGACTCCATCGACCAGGGCTTCAAGCGCACGACCTCGGACCTCTACATGGTGTCCGGCGGGCTCGTTGCCGTCGGCCGCTTCCTCGCCATGATCGCGGTCTCGGACCGCTCGGGCATCACTCCGCAGTTCCTCAAGCCGTTCATCGACTGGGTGGCTCCGGAATACGAACTGCTCGTCACCTTCTGCCCCACGGCCGCGCGGCTCTGGTCCTCGGCTGCCGTGCGATCGGCGGCGGTGATGAACATGAAGATGGGCCACGACCGCGACTACGTGCGCCTGGCCTACGACTCACTGGTCCACGCGAACATCTCCGCCATGCCGGCCCCGGTGCGCGCGCTGGCGCAGCAGCAACTGAGCGGCAAGATCACTTCGGCGCGCGGGCATGACCTGTTCTGCCGCGCGCAGCGCGCCTTCAACTCGAAGGACAACAACGTCAACCAGAAGATCATCGTCAAGGACGCGGCCGGCCAGCTGGCGACGAACCGCGAATTCATCCTGCGCTCGATGAAGAAGCTCCCTGTCGGCGTGGCGCAGCCCACCGCGAAGCAAGCGGTCAAGAAGCGCGCCTGAGAGGCGACCATGTCCGCCCTCCTCGATCAACTGGCCTACCTCGACGCCGCCCGCCGCCGCGACTGCGAGTTGAACGACGCGGCGCGACTCCAGCAGGAGATGGACATGAGGCACCGTACGCGTAGCGCCTCGCGCGCTTTCGTGGAGATGCAGGCTCGCCAGCAGCAGCCGGCCGCCAGCGAGTTCCACATCACCGTTGTTCGCTTCGGCCAGCCGGAAGTGAGCTACTGCGAGCAGCACGCGGACCGACTGGACGCGTTCTTCGCCGCCCGCGACAGGTTCGGCCCCGGCGCCGTGATCGACGTCAACGTGGCCAGCTGGTCTGACCTTTCAATGATGGGAGCAGCGCAATGACCAAGGTCTATTCCGTGACCGCCGACCGCGAGCGCCCCAGCGGCGTCCTGGCCTGGCTGCAAGCGCCCGATGCCGCCCCGAGCTTCTTCTACGCCGTCTGGGAGCGGGAGTTCCTGGAAGGGCTGCTGGTGAGCGAGCGCATGGCCGCCGCCGGCGCCGGGTATCTCTCGCGAGCCGAGGCCCTGCAGGATGGCCTCAAGGTGCGCGATGGCCTGGAGAACCCGACGGCCGAACAGGTCGCCGATCGCTGGCACGCGGCCAACGATGACCGGGCCCTCTCCCTGCAGGTGCGGGGCAACCGGCTGGATCCGCACTGCATCGGAGCGTACGAATGAGCCGCGGCTTCGCAGCGATCGGGCTGGACCGCGCGAAGGATCCGGCGAACTTGGGCGGCGTGCTGCGCGCGGCTGGCTGCTACGACGCCTCGCTGGTTGTCCTCGGCGGCGGACGCATGGGCAAGTACGCCACGGACACGATGCGCGCCTACAAGCACATCCCGTGCATCGAAACGGCGAACGTGCTGGAGGCGATTCCCTTCGGTGCGACGCCGGTCGTCGTGGAACTGTGCCCGCGCGCAAGGCCGCTCCAGCGGTTCACGCATCCGGAGTCGGCGTTCTACATCTTCGGGCCCGAGGACGGCAGCGTCGCGCGCCAGATCATTGAGCGCGCGGCCTGCGTGGTGTACGTGCCGACGACCCGGTGCATGAACCTCGCGGCGACGGTGAACGTCGTCCTGTACGACCGCATGGTCAAGCTCGGCGAGCTCAGGGAGGCCGCATGACCGGTCTGGGCCCCATCTACACCCTCCTGAAGCGAGCAGCCCAGCGCTTGGAGCGCAAGAGGCTTCGCCTCAAGAGCCGCTGCATCTGCCCGCTGGCGCCATCGGACATGCACATGCCGATCGCCATTCGACTGGCCGACATCGAGAAGAGCAGGAGGCACCGCTGATGCGATTCCCCGAATCCTCCGACCAGAAGTTCGACGAGTTCGTCGAGCGCCACCGCAAGGCCAACCCGCCGCGGCATCCGATCCCGCCCCAGCCCACCTGGGTAGAGCCTCCCTGGCAGGAGGACGAGGAGATCCGCTCTCCTGCCGTTGCGACGTTCGCTCAGTACGCCTTCGCAGCTCTCGCCGCATTCTGCGCTGCTGTCGCCATCGCCACCTATTTCCAAGGAGCCATGCCGTGATCGTCTTCCAGAACACCGGCGAGATCGACATCCGCTCGATCTCCACCTTCGGCGTCAGCGTCAAGGAGGGCACCAATCCCATCGGCTTCTTCGGCACCGGCCTGAAGTACGCCATTGCCGTCCTGCTGCGCGCCGGCCACAAGGTCACGATCCACTCGGGCCGCCAGGTCGTGCGCTTCGGCGTCCAGAACGACGATGTGCGCGGCAAGACGTTCGACTTCGTGACCATGGCGGTCGACGGCGGCGCCCCTGCTCCCATCGGCTTCACAACCGAGCTGGGCAAGCAGTGGGCGCTGTGGATGGCCTACCGCGAGATCGCCTGCAACTGCAAGGACGAAGGCGGCGCCGGTCGGTTCACCAAGACCGCTCCCGCGCCCGAGGCCGGCACCACGCAGATCATCGTGGAAGGCGAGGACTTCGAAGCGATCTTCGCCGACTCGCACCTCTACATCCTGGCCGACGAGCCGCACGCCATCGTGGGAACGGTCGAGATCCGAAACCGTCGCGGCCATCACCTGTTCTACAGGGGCGTGCGCGTGATGGACCTGCCCCGGCCGTCGCTCTACACGTACAACATGAACACGAAGCTGGAGCTGACGGAGGACCGCACCGTCAAGAGCGCCTGGCAGGTCTGCTACCGGCTCGCTCAGGTGGTGCTGGAGTCCACCGACCAGCGCTACATCCGCGCCTGCGTGACTGCCCCCGAGGACACCCTCGAAGGTGGCCTGGACCTGCACGGCTACCACTTCACGCCCAGCCAGCAGTTCCTCGACACGGTGGGCGAGCTCCTGCGCGAGAAGATGTTCAAGGTGAACTCCACCGCCATGCGCGTGTGGAAGGACGCCACCAAGCAGGAGATCCAGTTCCGCGACCTGGCGCTCACCCGTGTGCAGCAGGTCAGCATGGACCGCGCAGTCTCCTTCTGCGAGCGCATGGGGTTCGATGTCTCCAGCTACCCGATCCGGCCCGTCGAGAGTCTCGGCGAGGGCGTGATCGGCCTGGCGCAGGAGGGTGTGATCTACGTGGCCGAGCGCGCCTTCGAGATGGGGGGCGCCAAGCAGATCGCCTCCACCCTGATCGAGGAATTCCTGCATCTGCGCCACGGCTGGCAGGACTGCACCCGCGAGTTGCAGACGTACCTGTTCGAGAAGGTCGTCAGCCTGGGCGAGGAGCTCCACGGCGAGCCGCTCTGAGCGCATCTTCAACAAAGGGACAACGACATGAACAACGCACTGCAGCTGATCACGGACGACATCTACTCCGTCCGTGATTCCTTCATCGCTGTACAGGCCGACCGCGACATCAACTTTGAGCGCGAGGCCGAGTTCGCCATCCAGGCCATCTCGCGCAGCGACTACGCCGTCCGGATCGCAAGCAACGCCCGGCAGTCTGTGATCGATGCGGTGAAGAACGTCGCCGCCATCGGAATCAGCCTCAACCCCGCGAAGAAGCAGGCGTACCTAGTCCCGCGCGACGGCAGGATCAATCTGGACATCAGCTACATGGGGCTGCTGGACATCGCGGTCGCCTCCGGCTCCATCATGTGGGGGCAGGCCAAGCTGGTCCACGAGCAGGACACCTTCGAGCTGAACGGCTTCGACAAGCCTCCGATCCACCAGTTCAAGCCTTTCTCGAAGGACCGCGGCGAGATCATCGGCGTCTACGTCGTCGTCAAGACGCACTCGGGCGACTTCCTCACCGAGACGATGGCGCTGGACGAGGTGAACGCGATCCGCGACCGCACCTCCGCCTGGAAGGCGTGGCTCAAGGACAAGAAGTCCTGTCCGTGGGTCACAGATCCCGGCGAGATGATCAAGAAGACGGTGATCAAGCGGGCCTACAAGACCTGGCCCAAGACCGACCGGCTGGATCAGGCCATCCACCACTTGAACACCGAGGGCGGCGAAGGGCTCGCCGATTTGCAGCCGGCGCCGCCGCCCACGCCCGCAGTCATCCCGACCGAGTTGCTCACCGAAGCCCAGAACGCCGCGATGCAGGGCGTTGCTGCCTACGAAGCCTTCTGGAGCTCCACCGGCAAGGCCAACCGCAAGCTCCTGTCCGAGAAGCATGAGTCCTACAAGGCCGTCGCGCGCCGAGCCGACAACCCGCCGACCGACGTGGAGCCGAAGGAGCAAGCCGAAGGGGTGACGCAATGAAGTACATCACGGCGCCACAGGGGTCCGACGCCTGGCTGCAGGCCCGCGTGGGCAAGATCACCGCCAGCCGCTGCAAGGACGCCCGCGACCGCAACAAGCCGGCCAAGGGCGAGACCATCGGCAAGCCATCGGCCAAGTGCACCGCCTACGCGGCCCAGGTGGCTGTGGAGCGCATCGCCGGCCGCCCGGTGGACAAGCTGTTCGAGTCCTGGCAGATGCGCGAGGGCAGCGAACAGGAGCCGCACGCGCGCCACGCGTACGACGTGGAGACCGGGAACATCGTGCACGAGGTCGGCGCGATCGCCACCGAGGATGACCTGTTCCTGTATTCGCCCGATGGGCTGATCGGCGACGAGGGCCTGCTGGAGATCAAGACCCTGCTGAGCGCTGATCGCATCCTGCGCATCGTCGGCGAGGGCGACCTGTCGGACTTCATGGACCAGTGCCTGATGGGACTGTGGCTCACCGGCAGGAAGTGGATCGACCTGGTTCTGTGGTGCCCCGCCCTCGAGCCCATCGGCCGGCAGCTGACCGTGCAGCGCATCACGCGCGTCGAGACAGCCATCGAGCAGCTGGAGACAGACCTGATGGCCTTCGCCCAGATGGTGCGGCGCAACGAGCAACTCCTGCGCGGCGCGGCCAACGAGGACTTGGTCCGGCTGGCTGCTTGGCAAGCCGCCTAACTCTGCTCTCCCCACCTATAGACGGAGCACAGATGCAAACAGAACCAGAACTGCAGATGGAGGGCTGACTCGTGGAATACGTCAACTTCATGGGCGAGCGTGTCGCCCTCGACTCCAGCAAGCACGCCAAGCCGAAGAAGGCCAAGAACGACAAGCCCAAGTCGTTTCACAACGGCTGGCGCGTGGTCGGCATCCCGCCCGGCACGCTTGAGGATGCGCGCAGCGAGCACGCCAAGGCTGTGAAGGCCGCCGGCACGATGCCCGGCGCCAAGCTGCCGAAGGAGTGGGATGAGGGCAACTGGCTGATGAATGCCAAGCGCCGGCCGGTGCGCAGCAAGCCCTACGAGATCCCGGAAGCGGCCGAGCAGTGCAAGGAGATGGCCGAGAGGGCTGGATGGCTGCGCGTCGAAGTCGTGGAGCTCAAGCAGGACGCAACCATCGGAGAACAGCAATGACCCCTGATCGCAAAGACGCACTTCCCGTGAAGCACTCGCAGGGGCCGTGGCAGTTCGAGCTTTACCCGAGCGGCGGTTTTGAGATCGAGTCGCCGACTGGCGGGCATGCCGGCGGCACGCTGATCATCGCTTCGCGCAACAGCCATCGGAATGTCGAAGTGATGCACGCCAACGCCCGCCTGATCGCCGCCGCTCCGGATCTGCTGGAGGCGCTCCGTGACGTGATCGGCTGGGTGCCCGGCCCGGCGAGCTGGCATACCGGCGCCCCCGCGAAGGCCGTAGAGCGTGCCCGCGCTGCTCTTTCCAAAGCAACCGGAGAACAAGCATGATCACCCCCGAACATCCCGCGCCCGAGCGCTACCTACGCGAGTTCACGCCCACCGGCAGCGATGCCGTGGACGCGATCCTGGAGGCCGTGGCCATCGCCAGCAAGGGCTACCACAACACAGAGCAATGGTGCGAGGCTGAGGATCACGGCCCCGCCGGCTACTGGAGCCTGATCCAGCAGCGAGCCAACGAAGCCGCCGCCCTTGCATCGCATCCCGCGCCCGACCTGCGACAGGCAGCGGTACAGGCAAGAGAAGCGCTGGCCGAGATTGATTTCGCCATCCGGTTCGCGCAGGAGTCACCGCCTGTCGAGGGGCCGCTGCGCATGATGCATCACCCGCTTACGGTGCGCGAATTCATCCATTTGCGCATTGCCTCTCTGGATGCCGCCCTATCCGCCCCTCCAGCGCAGCCAAAGCTGGTCCGCGAGCAAACCGACGCCGAGTTCGTGCGCATGCTGCTTTGGGACGACTTTCCCGAGTGCTGCGGCTGCCCGGTTGCTGACACTGGCGGCGAATACATGGGCCAACGGGAAACCGTCATGGCGTGCTGCGGTAACCCCGAGCCCGCGAAGCTCTCGGACGCGCAGATCGTCGCCATGCTGCGCGAGCGCTTTCCCGAGGTCGCTGCCGCCCCTCTAGCGCAGGAGCAGGCCGGACAGATGGTGAGCGATGCACAGGTCACGGTTGCACTGCGCGCTGCGTGCCTGCACGACACACGGGAGAGCCGGAAGGACATGCGCAAGGCGCTGGAAGCCGCCCTCCTATCCGCATCCCCCGTACAAGTCGCACCCAAGGGAGAGGCCATCGACATGGTGCTGTTCTGCCCAAAGTGCGGGATGCAGCACATCGATGCGCCGGACGAGCGCACGCCGAACTGGAAGAACGAGCCGCACCGCTCGCACCTGTGCCACGGCTGCGGCCACATCTGGCGGCCCGCCGACGTGCCCACCAACGGCGTGGCGGCGGTCAAGACCACGGGCAAAGCCGACTCCCCGCTCGCCACCCCAGCCAGGGCCATCGGGACCGAGCAACGCGATGCGCAGCGGTATCGGTGGCTGCGGGACCAAAACACTCACGCGGACGTGTACGCCGTCATCGCAGGAGAAGTGCAATGCCCCAAAGAGCAGTGGTGGGGCACCTACGTTGATCGCGCCATCGACGCTGCCATGGGCGCCACCCCCATCGCAGCTCCCGCAGGACAGCCAGCATCTTTCGATGCGTGGGCGGAGACCGATCCTGTCGCTCGCGCGCACGCCGACAACAGCCGCGACCTCTCCCTGATTCAGCATGGCTGGCAAGGCCACCTCTCAGCAGGACAGCCAGCCACCAGCAGCGAGGCAGCGCCCGCACCCGCCGAGACTCTTGATGCCGCAATCGATAGAGCGCTTCCGGCGCTGGGTGAGGCAGCGAGGGCTGCTCTAGCGCGCCGCCGCTCCGAGCAGGCCACCGCCTCTCAACAGAAGCCACTGGCGTGGGGTCGTCGCCGGTTCATCACCGACCGTGACGGCAGGCCCATCGGGACCGACGATCCCGAGCTGGAATGGGGCAGCGAGCCACCCGACGAATCCGGCTGGTTCCCGTTGTACGGCGAGGCAGCGCCCGCACCCGTGGTGCCGACCCACACCCTGATCGCAGAGCAGTCCGGTGCTGGACTTCAATGGGTTGCGGACCGCAGTAACACCATATCGGCAGGAGCAATCCGCGCCACCCTCAGCGCAGATCGAGCAGCAGCGCCAGTAGGACTGCCAGCAGCGCAGGCGGTGGAAGTGCGGAAGGAGGTCGGCCATGGCTGAGCAGGCACCGGGCTCGCGCGACCTGCTCGACATGGCCTACATCAACAGCTTGCCGCAGCCGTTCATGGGGCGGCAGCTTGGTGGTTGGTGGTGGCCGATCTATGACATCGAAGTCGAAACGGGGCTGGTCCGCATCGATGTGTGCGGCAAGCTGTCCGTGAAGCACGTCAGCGACTTCACCATCTTCCGCGATGACGCAGGCGTGGAGCGAAGGGCCGACGCCTTCTACACGGATGCCACCCCCGAAGAACGCGCCGCCATCGCAAAAACTACCGGAGGCTCCCATGGCTGACCCGCGCATCACGCAGATCATCGAGGCGCTGGAAAGGCTGTACCCGCTGACCGCCTACGGGTTGCCGGGCACGCGCGACGTGGAGCAGGCCGAGCATCAGCGCAACCTGTACGCCGCCCTTGCCGCAGCCCGCTCCCTGCAAGCAGCCACACAGGCACAGCAGCCAGCGCAGCAGACCGACCTGCACGCGGCGATCCGAGCATTGCCGCTGCCGCAGGGCTTCACGGTCCATATGTCGCCCGACCCCGAAGCCATGCCGGCGACGTGGTACGACGAGCAAGACATGCGCGATTACGCCCATGCCGCCGCAGCGCTTGTCGCCGCATCCCAGCAGCAGCCCGCGCAGCAGGCAGTGAGAGTGGCGCTGACCAACGAGCAGATCGACGCAGCGTGTGCCGCCCGCGAATTGTTCCCCGTCAGCGTGGTTCCGCTGCACCATCAAATTGCCCGTGCTATCGAAGCCGCACACGGCATTGCGCTGCCTCCAGCAGCGAAGGAAGGAGAGAAGAAGCAATGAGCGCCACCCCCAACGACGCCATGAAGGACATCATGGAGCTGGTCGAGGCATTCGGTCAAAGTTGCAAACTGGCCGGAGTGCTGGAGGCAAGGGGTAAAGACCGCACCGAGGCGAACTCAGCGATCTTCTCGACTGCCGATGCGATCCGCGCCGCCATCGGCAAGCTGGTGTCCTCCACCCAGCCAGCAATGTCTCAGGATGCGCAGCCAGTGGCCTGCGAAACCGAGCGCGACTGCCAGTGGCAGCCGTGGTGCAAGGACCGCTGCCAGAAGCTCACCCACCCTCCCATCCCGCAGGAGGGGAAGGTGATGGAGGCGCCGTGGATCAGCGTCGATGAGCGGATGCCGGACCGCGAGGAGCGCGTTCTCGTGTACGGAGCAAAGCGGCTGCGCTGGGCGGTCGCTGAATGGGATGAGAAGGATGGCTGGCAGACCGAAACGTGCAGCGAGTTCTTCCCTATCTATCCGCCGACTCATTGGCGGTCGCTCCCGCCGCCCCCGGTGCAGGGCGGGCTATCCACCAACAACGAGGAGATGAAGTAATGGGCCCGAGCTTCATCGCATGGGGCGCCATCGTCGCGCTTACCAGCGCCGTTGACATGCTGACACCGCAACTGCCTGTACACGTCGGGCACGCGTTCCTCTATGGCGGACTTGCGCTGTTCATCCGCTGGGTGCTGGAGGTGAGCAGCAGGCGCGAGCGAAGCGACAAGGGATCTGATGCAGGGGGGAAGGAATGAACTTGCGGAACCTCAAGACGCTGGCCGTCGCTGAAATCGAAGCGCGCGAGCACGGCTCCCATGTGTGGGACTACGAGCGCGACCTCGGCCCGAAAGCGGTCCTGGCGCTTCTGGACGTGGCAGAGAAGGCACGCGAAGCAATGAAGGGGGCGAATCGCGACGCATGGGATGCGTTCCGCACCTCTCTGGCTGCTCTGGGAGAACAAGGGAAATGAGCGACAACACCCTCCCCGACATCGGCGAGAAGTACCTGCGCAATCCGGTACTGCTCCAGACGCCCGAGGGCGATGACTACACGGACGAGACGCCTGCGAAGTGGGCCTGGTTCTCGCACGGCTACGACACCGGCATGGAGCCGTTCTACAGCGCCGGGCAACTCAAGGAAGCGATGGAAGCCGCCTGGACCGCATCCCGCTCTCAGGCACTGGAGGAAGCAGCGCTGATCGCGGAGGTGAAGTGCGACCACTTCCCGCCGGATCAGGTCGCCGCCGCTATTCGTCGCGCAGGAAAGGATCTCTGAAATGGACGCACGAGTGACGAAAGAGCGGCCGATCCTTTTTCAAGGCGCCATGGTCCGAGCGATCCTGGCCGGCACGAAGGCGCAGACGCGGCGGTTGGTGAAGTACCCGGCGGCCGAAGGCGAGCGCGGCTGGCACCCGATCCCCACGGGCTTCCAGTACCTCCCCGGCGGCTCAGCCCGGCCGGTGTGCCCATACGGCCGCCCCGGCGATCGCTTGTGGGTGCGCGAGACTTGGGCCTACCACCTGCACGCGCAAGCCAGCATGCGTGACGATGATGGCCCGTGGGTCTATGCGGCCGACGGCCAGCCCGCGCTTCAGATGCGCCTGTGCGACCGCTGGCGCCCGAGCATCCACATGCCGCGCTGCGCCTGCCGCTTGGTACTGGAGATCACCGACGTCCGCGTGGAGCGCCTGCGGGACATCAGCGAGGCCGACGCCATGGCGGAGGGCATCGTGCAGCTGCCGGACCAAGGCTTCGGCCTTCGATCCGGCGAGCATTACCACGCGACCGACCCGCGACAGTCCTACCTGTCGCTTTGGGAGTCGATCAACGGCGAGGGATCTGTCGAGGCCAACCCGTGGGTGTGGGCTGTCAGCTTTCGTCGCGCAGGAGAGGCCCGCTGATGCCCTCCCCCAATCGAATCAAGGCCGCAGACGTCTGCACGTTTGCGCTATCCATCTAGAGGAAGAACATGAGCGCCATCACCCGACAGCAGCTGTGCTCGGAGCTGGCCATCAGCGAGTCGACCGTGCGCCGGCTGGAATTGGAGGGCCTGCCGTTCACTCCCGTGGGCGCCAGGGGGAAGCGCTACGATCTGGCCGAAGTCAAGGCCTGGCTCAGAACACATCAATGTCAACCTGGATCGACAAAGAAGGACGCCGGCACGTCGGCATCATGGTCCGCGGCAAACGCGTTCACCGAATCCTACCGGCGGGCGCATCTGCGGGTGATGCCAAGCAGCTAGAGGCCGACCTGCGCGCCTCGATGGGCGCTGGCCGCGGCCCAGTCATTCCGGGCGACCCGGCAATGACGGCCGTGATGGGCCTGTACCTCGAACACGCGAAGAACCTTCGCAGCCCCGAGACCGCGAAGTTCCACGCCGCCCGGCTGGGGCCTTGGGCGGAGAAGTACCGCGCCAGCCAAGCTCGAGAGTGCGCCGCCCACGTCCTGCGAGACATGCGCGGGCACTACGCCCCCGCCACGATCAACCGCAGCCTGGGTGCCATGAAGAAGGCGCTAGCGCTCGCGTGGGAACGGGGCCTGACGGCCGAGAACTACGGGCTGCGCATCAAGCGCGTCGCCGAGAACAACCAGCGCGACATGGCGCTGACCATGGCCGAGGTGCGCCAGCTGACCGAGCACGCCAGCGCGAGCGTGGCGGCCGCGATCTGGATTGCCCTGTTCACCGGCTGCCGCCGCGGGGAGATCCTGGCCATGCGCAAGGAAGACATCGGCCCGGACACCATCACCATCCGGGCAGGCAACACCAAGACGCTGCGCACGCGGGTCGTGCCGATCGCCCCTCCGCTGCGCAAGCACCTGGCCGCCCTGCCCCTGCAGATCAACGCCGAAGGCCTGAAAACCGGGTTCAGGCGCGCTCGCGAGGCCGCCGGCATGCCGTGGGTCACATTCCACGATCTGCGCCGCTCCTGCGGCACGCTGATGATCCAGGCCGGCGTGGACCTCTACGTCGTCAGCAAGCTGCTCGGCCACTCGACCGTTGCCGTCACCCAGGCCCGCTACGCCCACCTCCAAGTGGACCAGCTGCGCGCCGGGCTGGAGGCGACCTTCGGTGCCGAAATTGCACAGGGAATTACACAGGTCGGAAAACAGAAGCGGCCCCGAAGGGCCGCCGCTGCTTGATTTTCACTGGGGAAATCGGTGGTGGGTGATACATGGATCGAACATGTGACCCCTGCCGTGTGAAGGCTTGTGCACGCCACCGCGCCGGCTCGCTACAGAGGGGAGCCGACGGAACTGACGAGCTCAGGAGGCCCCTGCTGGGCTGGAATTTACACCGGAATTGCACAGCCCTGCTGCCGAGCTTCGGCTCGGCTATCCTGCCTCCCCATGGAGCAGGAATTCCTGACGGGCCGCCAGATGCTCGAGCGGCTGGAGGAGGCGCTGGCGAAGGCGCGAAACGGCGAGGTCACGGCGTTCGCGGCGCGCGTGCAGCGCCGGGACGGCACCTGGGAGGACATCGCCATCGGGTTCAAGTCGCATGAGGATCTGGACGCCGCACTGGCTGCCCTGCGCCGGCGGATGGGCCAGCTGCACTGATGGGCAATCCCGAAATTCTCCCCCACCCAGCCGGCCAGCCGATCGAGCCACCGCGGCTGAGGGTGCTGTGGATGGTCTACAAGCTGCGGTCGAACGGCTCAAAGCTCACCCGGGAAGACGTGCTGCGCACCGGCAAGAAGGGGTTACTGGAGATGCGGCAGGAGCCTAGTAGTGGACTGGTGGCGCGGCTGGTGCACCCGTCAGGCTACCCAGCGCTGGAGAGCCTGCACGAAGTCCGGGTGGTGCGGCATGACGCAGATGGCCTGCTGCTGCATGGGTCGGTGCTGTCGGTGAAAAGCGGGACGACAAGGGATCTGCCGCAGGCCTGGTGGTGCCTGGTGGCCAGCGCCGAGCCGATCGAGCAGGGACCGGTATAACTGCCAGGGTGATCACCATCCCCGCCCCCATGCAGGCGCCCCAGGCGCTGCGCAAGCCATTCACCGACCCGGAGTGGCTCTATGAGATCAAACTGGACGGATACCGCTGCATGGCCGGGGTCGAGGCAAGCGTCGACACCCCTAAAGCCTCACGCGTGCAGCTGCTGACGAAGAACGGCGCCGACTGCTCGACCTGGTTCCCGGAGATTGCCGAGGCGCTGGCCGGGCTGCCCGGCGGCCCGCACGTGTTGGACGGCGAGGTCTGCGTCCTAGACGAGAACGGCGTCTCCGACTTCAACGCGCTGCAGGAGCGCGCCCGCCACCGGCACCGGGGCCGCACGCCCCGGGTGACCTACTGCGTGTTCGACCTGCTGGTGCACGACGGCGAGCGGATCATGGGCCTGCCCCTGGTGGAGCGCAAGCGCCGGCTCGAGCAGCTGGTGGCCGGCCGTACCGGGATCCTGTTCGTCAAGGACCTGCCGGCCGATGCCGCCCTCTTCCAAGCCATGACGCTGCCGAAGGAGAAAGGCGGGCTGGGCCTGCAGATCGAGGGCGTGGTGGCCAAGAGGAAGGCCAGCGCCTATCACCCGGGGGTGCGCAGCCCGGAATGGCAAAAAATCAAGCGCAGTGGGTGGCAAGAGGGGCGGGTCTGGCGCAGCTGACGAACGGTCTTGCGCTGGGTTTTAGTGTGTATAGAATTCCGCGCTGTCAGTGGCGTAGAGATCGGCTACTTCCATGCTAAGGCGTTGGTCGCTGGTTCAAATCCAGCCGGGTCGCAAGACCTGTAGCTCAGCCCGGTAGAGCAACGACACGTTCCGGTTTCGCCTGTTCCCTGGCACTGAATTCAAGGTTTTGCGGTGGCGTAGGTATCAGCTTCATCTTTGGGTGTTGATCCGCTGGTGCTGTTTGTTCCCCGCTTCACGTTTGGGCGTGGCGTAGGTTCCGGTTACTTCCTCCGATGAAAACACCGGCTCCGTTTGTTCCCGCCTTTGATCTGGAGGCACCGATGCGCACGAATCTCGCAGTCAAGTACCCCGCTTTCGGCATGGCAACGGCCGAGGGCGGCCCGGTCGCGCGCATCACCCCGGAGCAGGAACTGCGCCGCACCGTGGCGGCCTGCATGCTGTGGGAGGACGGCTTCTACGAGTCCGGCGAGTCGGTGGCCGACCGCATCAAGGCGCTCGTGCCGAAGTGCCGCCCTGAGTTCGTCGCGGCCTGCGCCTTCGAGGCGCGCACGAAGATGAAGCTGCGCCATGCACCGCTGCTGCTGGTGCGTGAGATGGCGCGCTGCGTGCCGCACGCAGGCCTGGTGGGCAAGCTCCTGCCCGATGTGATCCAACGCGCCGACGAGCTCGCCGAGTTCCTGGCCATCTACTGGAAGGATGGCCAGCAGCAGCCGCTGTCCAAGCAGGTCAAGGTCGGCTTGGCGGCCGCGTTCGGCAAGTTCAACGAGTACCAGCTCGCCAAGTACAACCGCGATGGCGCGGTGAAGCTGCGCGACGTGCTGTTCCTGTGCCACGCCAAGCCGAAGGACGCCGAGCAGGAAGCGCTGTGGAAGCGACTGATCGACGGCAAGCTCGCCACTCCGGACACCTGGGAGGTCGCGCTGTCGGCCGGCGAAGACAAGAAGCTGACCTTCGAGCGCCTGATGGCCGAGGGACAGCTGGGCGCCCTCGCCTTCCTGCGCAACCTGCGCAACATGCGCGAGGCCGGTGTCTCCGAAGACCTGATCGTCGGCTACGCGTCGGCGGTGGACATCGCCCGCGTGTTGCCGTTCCGCTTCATCGCGGCGGCGCGCGCTGTGCCGGCCTGGGAGCACGTTCTGGAGCCGATGATGCTGCGCGCCTGCGAAGGCCGCCCGAAGCTGGCCGGCAAGACGCTGGTGATGCTCGACGTGTCCGGCTCCATGGACTCTGGCATCTCCTCGAAGTCGGACCTGCAGCGCATCGACGCCGCCTGCGGCGTGGCGGTCCTGCTGCGCGAGCTGTGCGAACAGGTCGAGGTGCTGACGTTCTCCAACGCTGTTGCCGAGGTGCCGGCGCGTCGCGGCTTCGCGCTGCGTGACGCCATCGTGGGCAGCCAGCCGCACGGCGGGACCTACCTCGGCCGCGCCGTGGAGGTGGTGAACCGCGAGCGCCAGTACGACCGCTTGGTTGTGCTGACCGACGAGCAGACGGCCGACCGCGTGCCGGCGCCCAAGGAAAAGGGCTACGTCATCAACGTGGCCACCAACAAGAACGGCGTCGGCTACGGCCCGTGGACGCACATCGATGGCTGGTCCGAAGCCGTCATCGACTACCTACAAGAGCTTGAAACTCAACAAGCGCAAGCGTGAGAAGGCAGGCCGACCGCCGATCAGCGACGAGCCCATGCGGCGCGTCAATGTGATGCTGGATCAGCCCACCATCGACAAGGCCAGCGAGATCGGGGAAGGCAACCTGTCCGCTGGCCTTCGCATTGCGGTTGCCAAGCACAGGCGCAAGAAGCCGCCCCCGACGATCTCCTGAAACGAGATAACGCCCCCAGCGCCGTGAGGCACCGGGGGCGTGTGAGGAAGAGGCGCCAGGGAGGGTTGCCGAAATTGGCGGCGCCGGGGACGAATGTAACTCAGCCGTTCAGAGCAGGCCAGCGGCCGGGCGGTCGTCGCCCTCTTGGTACGTGCGGCCGAAGGTGTAGAGCATCACCACGTTGCAGAAGACCAGCCCCCGGTGCGGGATGCCAGACTCAGGGTCGATCGACTCGCCGCGGATCATCGCCAGCAGGTGCCGTGTGGCGCAGGCCAGCGGCACAGACCACGGCATGCCCTTGGCCCAGTTCCAGGATGCGTACTTCCTTCGGCCGTAGCCGAAACCGTGCGCGCACTCGTCCCAGCCTTCCGGGCCGAGCCAGCACAGGACGTCGAGCAGGGTGTCGTGATCCTCGCCGCGGCGCGCCTGGAACTCGCCCAGCGCGCCTAGCGCGGCCACGGGATCGAAGAACGCGGTGCCCTGATAGTGCACCCAGAAGTCATGCAGCATCTGGGCCGGGATCAGCTCGTACGGCGGCTTGCCACTGTTGTATCTGGCGCCGGAGCCCTTGGCATCGCTCGTGACGTCCCCAATGCCACCCGGCAGCGGGCCGAATGTCAGCGCGTCCTGCTCGTCGGCCATCGGATCTAGTGCGCCCATGCGACCCCCAGCGCCGTTCTGGCGAATGACCCGGCAGCCCCCGGTATGAGCAGCCAGCGGTCCTGCGTGTAGCCAAGGATGCCAACTGCACCGAACAGGAACAGCAGCACCGCCCAGCCGCCGGCTTCGAATGGGCTGCCCTGCTTCACACTGGCCACGCACAGCGCCCAGCAGATGTCCATGGCGAAGGTGGCCAGGAAGGTGACGACCCAGCTCATGACAGCATCTCCGGAACGACCGTGTTGCGAGCGACCTGCCCGAACTCGGCGTGGTAAGTGATCGCGGTGACCGCACGGTCTGCGTGGTAGCCGCCCCGAGCCGCGTAGGCATCGCGCGCCGCAAGCGTCGGGTGCTGAATCACGGTCAGGCCCGAGTGCTCCTTCTCGCTGACGTGGTGCCAGTGCCCGCAGTGGGCATAGCGGCGCGTGGTCGCTCCCCACATCTGGGGGAACTGCGCCGCGAACAGGATAGGTAGTTGGTCGTTCTTCTTCAGGTGCCCATGGTGGAAGGCGAGCATGGTCCGGCCGTGCTGGTATGCGTAGTAAGGCAACTCGGAGTCGATCACCTCGACCCGCGGCTCGGCTTCGTACAGCGCCC